CCAGGTAAGTAATTTCCATATGGTTTTACCTTTGGTTGTGGAAATAACTTTTCTGGATTAGGTGGGTCGCTCCACCGCATTAAAACTCCATCCATCTTTCTATGAGCAAATCTTGTTCTACCATCGCCTCCTTGTCCTCCAGTGCTATGCCAGGCTAACCAATTCAAACCAATAGAAGCAGCTCTAGCCTTTACCAATCCGGTTGCTGTTTTACTTGTCTCCGTTCTAGCAATTAAATTTGCACGAGATTGTGTTACTTTCCCTGTCTTCATAATCTCTTTTGCAACTGTAGATGCTCTTTTACCGGTTGAAAGATTACTATAAACTAAATCATATACTCTCTGAGATGCCTCTAATGGAAGAGAAGTAATCAATTTAACATTCTCTTTAATATAACCTTTTAAAATTTCATCCATATCAGATTGAGTTAATTCTTTTTTCATTAAAGCGGTCATTCTTTTTGAATGTTGGTTCCATTGTTTTAAATCTTGATTTTCAAGACTATAAACCATCCTACTAGAAACCTTCTCTGCCCAACCTTGCAACTTATTAGAATACTCTTGTAAGCTATTGATCAAGCTAGAAATATCTTCAATTTTAATCTTTTCATCTTCAATATCTAATCTTTCAGTAAAATTATTCACCATCATATCAATTTGACGGCTTACATTATAAAGGTCCCGACCATACTCTTGTTCAATGCGCTTGGTCAAGGTTGAATTAAAAATTCTATTCTTATTGTCTGAAGCCATTATTTACCTATATAAAATTCATCTTTAACTGAATTACTACAATTTCCTCTTACAAAAATCAACACAGACTCTAATTCTTTAGAGTCTTCTTTCATACCCATTGAAATAAGATGCTTCTTCAAAATATCAAACTGAAAATCAATCGGGCTCTTTCTAATTTTGTCTAAAACCTTTTCTTTTGACTGTTCAAAATCAATAATCGTTATCATTCAAATCTCCTTTTAAAGGACTATTTCTGATCTTTTGTAAAAAACTTTTCTTTTATTTCTTGCAATGATTTTATCCAATTTTGCCTTATTTTTGACAATCCTGGCTGAATAACTTTATCAACTTTTTTCAATGGAAGACCTTCAATTTCGTCTTGAGATTCTTGCTCTTTGGAGCTAATAGATTGTTCTTTCCCTCTAATGGACTGTTTCGACTCTTGTTCTTTGGCTAATTCAGGGGATTTGGTTGTTAAATCAATATTCTCATTCTCCAATTCAGGAAGGGTTTCTTCTGGCATTATCCCCAAAGGAGGTTCATTCTTATCGTCTTCTTTGGCTTTCTCAACATCTTCTTCGGTCAGATTGGTAAAACGACCAGTAATCCTTGAAGAGGAAATCAATTCTTTTGTCGCTGCCTCTTTGCTAATTAACCCAGATCCATATGCTGTATTAATTGTTGCCGCATCAGAAGTGGCGATTTCAGATTGCTCTTTATCACTCATCTTCCATAACGAATTAAACGCATACTCAAAATCAAATGGCAATTCAACCCCTAATTCCGACATTGAAAGAACTTCTAATATCAATGATAATGGAGATCGCAATTTGTTTTCTTGCTCTCGATTAATATTATCATAATAATTTCTCAAATCAGACTCTCCAGTATTAAATCCTGCAGGAGATTGACCAAATAATCTTACCAATGGGATATCTGTTGCTCCTGATATCTGTTGTCCAAATTGTATCAACAAATCAGAAATGCCAGAAAACGAATAATTATGTCCTGTAAAAATATCCTTTGCATCAAGCATAGTGATTCCTTCGATATTCTGCATCTGGCGAATATACTTGAATTGCTTAATTACTGCAGCTTCAACAGCGCCTCCAGCAGCCAATGCTTGCCTTAACCCTTCAATTTGCACAACTCTCAAATAAGCCTTATACAACAATTGAGACGCCCCAAGAGTGGCCGAATCATAAGAAACTAACCTATCATAAATCCTCTCTATAACAGATAATCCCCAATAATTTTCGTAAAGTTTCTGGTAATATGGCAATGTAATCCCGTCAAAACGAATTACTCTTGAATGATGTACTTTAATGCTAGGCAATGCGATATTGGCAACAGAAGAATGAATTTTGTAAAATCTGGGTTTCCCAAAATCTTTATTGAAATCCGATATTATATCCTCAAGGCTAGGTTCACACATCCATCTATCCAGAACCAATAATCCTTTAAATGTTTTCTTCCCAATGGCTTTAAGATTTAATGGAGTATCATACTTCGCTCCATCAATCATAATAACTCCAATGGCTCCTCCATATAATCTTGACCATTTAATAATTTCGCACAATGACCCCCAAATATTCAAATCATTCATAGCAACATAAATTCTCTTAATATCATCGGGTTTCATTTTGGAGAGGATATTAATTCCGACTTTTGTCATATCTTCTGCAATAACATCGACAGCACGACCAACCAACCAAGAACTTCTATATGCAGCTTCAAGGGTTGTTCTGTTCCGACTCAATAAATTATTGAGAGAATATGTTGAATTTGATAATTGATTATCTGTCCCATATCCTAATTTATTAACAAAATTAGAAAAGGAATCTTGTGTAAATCCTTCCCTTGCAATTTTTTTATCCATTGTTTTTGTTTTTATAAAATTCACTTTTGCCATTTTAATATTTACCTTTTGTTTAATTAATAGACAGGGAGATGTCTATTATATTTTTTCTTATTCTTAATCATTTTCTAAATTCCAAAGTCTCTTTAAATAAATACATTGGCATAGTTATTATTTCCCCAAGCATTTTTTGATTATTAACATGGGCTAGAAAAGCATCTCTAGCATTTTCTTCCGATGAAAATCCCAAAAAGATTTTTTCTTCATCAAATTCTTCTCCATTTTCTTTCATTTGATTAATAATATACACATTGGCAGCATAAGGATTATGACCAATGAAGCAATCAATCTCTTCATTGTCCGCGCCCACAGTTCCTTCAATAAAACCATATCGGTAGAACATTGTGACCTTGCCGGTTTCTCCTGCATCGTTTTTCCATCTCCTTATACTGCCTTTATCATTTTCAATCGTGATAGGCAGACCTTGATAGGTGAGTCTGGTTATATTCTCACCTTTCCTTGTCACCTGACCATTGCTTACACTTACTTCTGATAATAGCATAATTTATTTCCTATACAGCGTCAAACAATACATGTCTTGCTTCATCTACCAGTCGCTCAGCTCGCTTCGCTGCTTTTCTAATTCTATCTTCATATATAGAACTGGAGGCGATCGTAGCCAATTCATTCGCAACAGGAAATAAAGAATGTCTGCATTTATCTAAAGCCTGCTCCCCATTACCATCTTTCATCTTCTTGTCTTTAAAATGACTCCCATATTTAATATATTCTTGACCAGATCCTTTAGCTGATAATTCATCTTTATCAGCTTTACCATCTTCCCAGCCACGATCCCACTCTGCAGCTTTTGCTGGGTCATTTTTAATTGGATTTGTTCCTTTATGGTAAGCTCCTCTTGCCGCTGTGTACCCATCAATATAAGCTTGAGAAGCGTCTTTTGTTTTTGAATCTTTAAATTCAAAATCAGGTCTCGCAATCCACACTTTTTCTCCGGTATCCATTTTAGCATAAACACCATTAACCCCATGAGTAACCTGTCCACCAATTTCAATAACAGTTGCTGGCGCATTAGTAAATCTGCCCGCATTTACTATTATCCTCTTACCAACTAAAAAATTTCCCTCATCTTTTGTTACCTTCTCTGCTTCAATTGCTTCTTCTTCCATCTTCTTCAATCTTGTATAATAGTCCTTCAGCTCATTCAAATGATCCTTTGCAATTGCTTTGGCAATATCTTCATTTTCTGTATGTTCCATTTCTATTTTAATCCCCATTGCTAATTCTTCTGCATTGAATTTATCATCAGGATCCGCATTGTGTTTGCCAATAGAAATGGAATCTTTAGTTTGAGAATAAATAAAATCATAAGCATCCGCCAATGGCGCAGTTCTCATTGACCTGTCACTTTTAAAAACTTGTTTATTATCTTTATCTCGTATAACAATGTATTCATCCCCATCTCTATAAATAGTAAATCCATTCAACTTTTTTATCAATTCTGCATCTTTCGTTTTGGAATCAGCATTCCTACGATTTATTTCTCTCATCTTTGCACGTTTTTCTTCAATGTCATCTACTTTACGGTAAAGTTCTTCTTTAGAAAAAGCATCTATTTGTCTGACGGTATTAGTGGCTTGGAACTTATTTCCATTAGTAGTGATCATGTAACCTTTGTAATGGCTTATCAAAACATCATCTTTGGTCTTCCTATCCTTCATCTGCTTTCTTACTTCATCAAGACCTTTCAAAGCAACT